CTACAATGCCTTCGATGGCCTCCACTCAATGAAGATGGTGGCGTTAGTGATGTGCTGAAAAATTCCCTCCAGCGTTACCGTGTCGAGCTCCCGAAAAACGACCCTCTCCATGGGGCCTGATGTTTGCTTTGGGTCCTGACTGGTGGCCTCCGAGTCAGGCTTAGGCTGGGGAGCGGCAGGAACGGCGCCCCCGAGCATTTTTTGAAGCGCTCCTCCTCCTGGTGCTTTGGCACTCTTCGAAGCGGATTCATAAACCACGATATCGCGTCCTAGTTTTTGAAATTTTTGCTTGGATACGCCGAGCTGGTTGTTTGCCCGAGCGTAGCTATTCACATCCGAGGTGAAGGTGATCTTGCGTTTGCGACTTCCTTCCAAATCCAAGATCAAATCATGCGAGCCCACACCTTTCACAACGGCTTTTTGCAAAACACCCCTCACCGTGATGCGGCGGTCGCGTAGCGCCTTGCGAACGAGTTCAGGATATTTGTCCACGATCTCGGCCAGTTCAACGGCGGAAACGGTTCCCTGGGAGACAAAGCTTTCGATTTCCTGCTCTGGAGTCCGCACTTGATACTTGGAAAAGTGCTCCCACGCATAAAAACCCGAAACGCCCACCACTACCAGCAGTAAAAGACCTTTAAACATATCCTGGAAAATTGCCTCTTTTTCGCCACTCTTTTATCCACCGAGAGCGAACAGGCAACGCTAAAAAGCCGCTCAATTTCATGCTACTGGGGAAAAAATCTGTTAGCAAAAAGAAGAAGTGCCGGCGGCGGGACTCGAACCCGCACACTCCTTTCGGAATAAGGGATTTTAAGTCTGTTTTCTGTGTTTGTAAATCAACGGCTTGCGCGGCTGTTACCCGCTGTTACCCGTTTCCGATGGTAGGAAGCATCCCTTCGATAAACTTCCCACGGCTCATCGTGCCGCGCAGCCGGTCGAGCTTCTGCCATGTTTTTTCCGACATCGCCACGGTTTTTGAAACATATGTGCGGCCCTTGCCAGATCCGGCTTTGCGGCCTGCGCCTTTGCGCGGGCCGCCGTGCGTGGTAGCTTTGCTCATGGTCGAATGATAAAATCCAATCCTTCAATTTGAGCAGATTCAAAATCCTCGATCATGTCGGCGTGGATGTTGTGTCTGCTGACAATGGACTGCCCGAGATCGTCGCGCCATTCGTGGACTTCTAATCCAACGGTTCCGCGTTCACACTCATCAACGCGGTCGGCTAATTCGGTTGCGCCGTGGCGGCGTAACATGTCTAAAAGGTCGTCGTGTGGTTTCATTTTGTTATGTTGATGTCCTGTTCCAGAGTTTCGGTGGCGGTGGGTTTGGTGGCGGTCCAAGTGCTGCCTGGGATCATCTCACCTTCAAGGACGCAGCCAATTTGCCAGCCGTCCGGCAGATTGTAGTTTGCGGCTCCCTCTCCGTTGCTGTCCGTGTAGGTGTCGCGGTATTTTTCAATTTCTGTAAGGGTGAATGTGGTTTTCATTTTGTGGTTTTGTTTGGTTGGTGATTATTTTGTAGAGGTCTTGTATGTCCACTCGCCAGTCGTCCGAAGGGATTTCATCATTTCAATTAATCCAGCATCAGCTTCGAGAAGTTTTTCGATCGCGTCTTCTTTGTCTTTGGCTTCGGTTGCTACCCATGATTTAGGCAAACCTCCACGGCGAGCATTGCAGAATCCCCATGAATAGCGGGTTTCAAAAACGAACCCGATTTGCACTCCGTCAGCGGACACTTTAAATGTTGCGCTGTCTTTATGTTTTGTTGGTGTAGTTGTGATTTTCATTTTTTGGTTGTTCGTCAGGGTTGTTCCCTTTCGATGTTTAAACCTTATGCCATCACTTGATTTTTGTAAACAATTATTTTCAAAAAGATGAAAATAATTTTGGAGGCCCGCAGAGCCGCATGAATACAAGCGCAGCGGGTGTGACAGAAAAAAATTTATTTTGTCACGGCGGGAGGAAGATGTCCGTTACTCGAACGAATTCGTCTCTGGGTTCCACGTGACCACCTCGATGTTTCGGCCTGCTGGGGTCGATGGATTGTTTGCTGCGTTGGTCGTGTTTGGGGTCGAGAGGTCTTTGATTTCGGCCTGCACGGAGGTCGTGAATCCGCTGGGGCTTAGAGAGTGAGTTACGGTCTTTATCGTCCAGCTTTTGTTCATGGCGTCGGGGAATCCGCTTAAGGTTATCAAGCCCTCGGCGATGATGTCGGGTCTGCCGGACATGGAGAGGGTGATGGATTCGCTGCCGCGCTCGCTGGATTTTAGGAAGGATTTGGCGGCGTTTTTGGCTGCGGTCTCGTCGGGGTAGAGGTTCGGGGCCTCGTAGTCCGCGCCGCTGCCTTCTCCGTCGAGCTTGAATGAATTGGTTTCGCCCGTTTCGGGATCGTGCCAGCGGGTTGTCGCGCTGCCGTATTTTGTGCGCTGCGAAAATTGTGCGCTGTAGCTGGCGACCTCGCTCTTGGTGATCGTTGGTCCGGGTAGGGCTGCGCCGGTGATGCTTGCGCCGGTGGATCGCGGCAGGAAGAGGAGCCTTCCGAATGTGGGCTTCATGAGCGCCTCGTAGTCACGGGCGAGGCGCGTGAGGAGGTTCATGTTGCTCTCGTTGGTTTGGTCCAGGTGGGGAATCGTCACCGTGTAGTATTGCGGAGCGATGCCGGGGATGAGGCCACACTCGGCTGCGATGTTCGTGACAAGCTGGCCAAGGGTGATGTTGTCGAAGCTGCGGGTTTTTCGGCTTTGGAATGGCGTGAATCCACCCGCCGATGCGAAGGGGGCTGCTTTGCCTGAAAGGCTCATGCGTTCGGGGAACCCGGAGAGGGAAATTTGGTCGATGACAAATTGCCCTTTGTCCACCGTGTTGCCCTCGTAGCCTATGGCGATGCTTAAAATTTCGCCCTCGGAGGGGATCGGGAGTTTCCCGTCGTGGTTCGAAAGTTCGATGGATACCGTGTCAGCCTGTTCGGTCGAGTTGTCGGTGATCGTGAGCGAGGCGAGGCGTTGGGCGTAGGTTTTCGTGAGGTCGCCGCCTGTGCCGGTAATTCTGAAGTCGGGCTTCATCCCTTACGAAAAAAGGCTGACCGTTTCTTTTGCTTTCGGCGCTTCGATGATGGGCAGGACGATGTGGATACCAGCGGGGAGGTAGGGGCCTTGTTCAGCCAGGCGAAGCGAGCGGTTGACCTCAAGCACGGTTTCGACCTGCTGGCCGTAGGTGCTGCCGTAATGCCGGTGGCAGATTTCATCCAGCATGTCGCCTTGCTTGGTTTTGTAGACGTTCATCGTAGTAATGATCCCAGAAGCCCGGACACGGACACATTGAAAGGCCCGATCTTTAGCGTTACCTCGGCGTATTTTTTAAGGTTGATCTGGAAATCGATTTTGCGGGGTTGGCCGTTGCTCCAGAAGACCTCTTGGGCCTCGTTGATCGATTCGACCACCCAGAGGCCGTAATAGTTGCCCGTGCCTGTGACGAGCGGCAGGGCGATGCCGAGGGAGGCTTGCACGCGCATTTGCGACATCTGGCCGAGTCCGCCTTTGTATTCGGGGAGGATCGTTCCTTGGAGGGAGATAGTTTCCGAGTCGTATCCGCAGTATTGCATCAGCGGGGCTTGGCCAAACCTCTCCACTTCCTCCCATTTGTAAGAGCTTTGACGCTCAAGCTGCTGATATGCGGCAGTCGAAATGCTGAACCGGAAAGCGCCAAGGGCGAGCATGGTTTCGTTGGCCATGGTTAGTCGTAGAGGGCACCCCCAGCGAGGGCGGCTTGGCGTCCATCGAGGCGGGCGAGAACGAGGTCGGCAAGCGTGCGCTCGTTCATGCCGGGGCTGGCGGTGATGTTGATGGTGATCGTGCGGTTGTCGTTGCTCACGCTCCCGCCTGCGCGGTGGTTCGGGATGATCGACCCGGATGATGAGGGCGAGAAGATTTCGGGGCCGCGCTCTCCGACGAGGTAGTTTTTGCCAGCGGAAACGGGGCCACCAGATGCGCGTGCGCCGTCAATCGGTGCGGGGCCGTCGCCGCCTGTGAAGACGCCTTTGATTGAGCTGCCGAGGTTGGCGAATTTTTCGCGCACCCACCCGAACCACGCGCCGATTTTGCCCGTGAGGCGGTCGAAGGCTCCTGCGATTGAGTCGTAGATGCTCATTCCGAGTCCTGCGATGCTGGCCATGGTATTGTTGACCCATTCGCCGATTGCGCTGCCCATGTTTGAAATGAAGCCTGTGGTTGCCGTCCATGCCTCGTTTAGCGCCCATGCCCATGTGTCCCAGTTGTCAGCTACATGCTTGACCGCAAATCCGAGGGCGACCACGCCAGCGGCGACAACGGCGACCGTGCCGATGATTGGCAGGAGGGCTGCGCTTCCGCCTGCTGCGGCTGCGGCCATGCCCCAGAGTCCTGTCGTTAGCGAAACGACTGCGGGCAGCGCCATCACGATGGATGCGCCAAGCGAGACCACGGCGGCGATTGCTGGCGCAAACGCCACGGCGGCGATTCCCACGAGCACGGCTTTGACGCCGCCAACCGATTCGATGAATGGCCACGCAGCCTTGCCCATTTCGACCAAGCTTTTCGCCATATCGCGGATCTGTCCGCCGATGATCGGGCCGTTGGTTTTGAGCCAACCGCCAAACTCTTGCGCCACGGCTTTGATGTTGGGCGCGTTTTCTCGGATGAATGAACCCAGCGAGGTCATCAGCTCGGTCAGCACGGGCAGGAGTTCGCGCCCGATGATGTTTTGTGAGCCTTGCAGGGCGAGGTTGAATTGGCCCATTGCCTCGTCGAACGCATCTCCCATTAGCATGTCGGAATCGCTGAGAAGATAGCCCGCATCCTTGGCGGCTTGGGCGTAGCCTTGTAGACCTTCCTTGCCGAGGTTGAGGAGGTTCGGGATTTTGCGCCCTGCCTTGCCAAAGATGTCTGTGGCGATTTTGGCCTTGTTGACGCTTCCGGTGTATTTGCTGAACGCCTGTGAGATGGTGGCAAACTGCGAGGCGGGGTCCATCTTTTGGAGCTTGCCGATGTCGAGGCCAAGCTCGCTCAATGCCTCGCCGGTCTTGTTGCCGTCCTCGCCAGCATCTACAAGGCGGATGTTCATTTCTGAAAGCGCCTTGTCGGCCATTTCGGCGGAGGCTCCGACTTGGCTCGCGGCGTAGCGCACGGAGAGGAGGAAGTTTGCATCCGTTCCGAGGGTCGCCGCGCCTTCGGCTGCGGAGTCGGCGAAGTTGCCGAAGGCCGTTCCGAGTTTCCACACGGCCGCGCTAGCTCCGGCGGCTGCTGCGCCGATGGCCACGAATCCGCCTGCGGTGCGCTTGAGGACAGTCTGAAAGTTGTCGCCGATGGGTTTGATCTTGCCCCATGAGTCCATCACCTTGCGGGTTGCGTCCGCTTTGCGTTGTAGAGCGGCAAGCTCCTTGCCGAGGGTGACGGTATCTGCGCCGGATTCTTTCATCGCCGCGCCGACTTCTTTCATGCGGGTTCTCAGCTTCGACATCGAGGCGCCGAGAATTTTCGTGTTTCCCGTTACGGCGGCAAACGACGATTTCAGCGAGCCTGCCACGGCCCCGCCGATCTCGATGGTTGCTTTGAATTTTTTTTCGGTCGCCATGATTATTTAGGAAGTTTCCCGCACCATTCCACAAGCTCCTCGGCGGTCATTGCGCTGATCTCTGCGAGGCTCCATCCGGTGTGGCTGGCCAGTGCGAGAGTTCCGCGCATGGCGTCCTCCCGCGTCAGGCTAAAAAACCGGAAAAGGCTTTCTGGAGCTTCTTGTAATCGCCGAGGTCGAGGTCACGGATTTCGACGGGCGTCACCATGCAGAGGTTGGCGAAGGCGAGAATCTCTGTCTCTTGTTCACTCTGTCCTTTGCTTCCTTCTTCAGCCGCCAGCATGTCGCCAACCTTTGGCCTGCGGAGGGTGAGGCGTCGGCATTCGACGCCTTCGATTTTGATCGGGAAATCGATTTCGATTTCGACGGTGGATTTTTTGTTGGCCATGTCGCCGAATTAGATGCCGATGGCGTTGCGCTGTGCCGCGAGGCGGTCCACTCCGTTCACGATGCGAACCATGTTAGGGACATCGATGTCGTTAATGGTCCGGCCTGCCTGCGTGTATTTGTAAGAGCGCAAATCCATGGTGAAGCTGATGGTTGATTTCTCGCCAGCCTTCCACGCGCCAGGTTCCATTGAGCGGATCGTTCCGTTCATGTAAACCACAACGGGCACGACTGAGCCATCGAGACTTTCGAGAGCGCCACGGGCCACGAGTGGCACGGTTTGGCCTTGGCCCATGCCCCAAAGATTCAGGACATTTTCCTCGTAGCCTGAGAGGACGAAGGAGGCTTCAAGTTTCTCCTGTCCCATTTCGACGGCCACGGAGGCGTCCATACCACCAGCACGGAAGTCTTCGACCACGAGGCCGAGAGTCGGGAGTTGCAGCTCGTCGACGACGCCTGCGAAGCCGCGCCCGTCAACGTAGAGGTTGAAATTTTTGAGGATGTTCGATGCGGTTGCCATGGTCTTTTTTTAGTTGAGGATTTCTTTGAGGTATTCGTTGGTCAGTTCGCCTCGGAAAGTGATGTGCTCGGCTGGGTAAGGCGGTGTGAAATCGAAATTGAAAAACACCTTTCCGAGTTGGATGTTTACCGGGGTGTTCAGATCGGGATCGGCCCAGCACTTGCCACCGAGGATCGCGCCTTGGTTTTTGAGGCTGGCGAGGTAGGCGTTCACGCTTTCGGTGACATCTTCGAGGTAGGTCTTCGAGATCAGGCGATCCACTGCCCAGAGGTGGGCGCGTTGGAGGCTGTCGAAAATCAAATCCGCTGTGCGCCGGACATTGACGAATTGGTATTTGATGTCCGTGCTGCCGGTCTGGTTGCCCCAGAGGCGGAATCCCCCGCTGCGGATGAAGGTGGCGACATTGCCGAGGTTCAGCACGTTCGCCAGTGAGGAGGTATCGCCGAGGACGAAATCAACCGACTTATCGATCTTCTCGATACCGGAAACTTCGTTGTTCGATGGCGACCACCAGAAGCCGCGCTCGTTATCAATGCGAGCCATGACACCTGCCACATACGGCGCGGGGTCTTCGCCGCCGTTGACGGCTGGCCATACTCCATAAATGCGATCATTGCCGTTTGCTGTTACCCATGCCGAGGCTTCGGTCGCAGTGTCGATTGCGGCAACGCTGGAAACGAGGCCAGCGATGGCAACTGCACGGAGAGCGGAGGCGACGGCTTTCACATCGTCAATCGTGGTGGTCTCATACGCGCCTTCTGCGACGATGAGGCGAGGCGTGACATTGAGTTCAGCTTGCGCTTTGCGGAGGGCGTGCACGCCAGTGAGCAGGCTGGAGCTGCCAGCGACATCGGCCATGGCGGTGACCCGCACGACAACAACAACCGCACCGGTCTGCTTATAGATCGCCTCGATGGCCTTGCCGAGGTAACTGGTTGCGCCAAGCTTGGTCGAGACTCCCGTGGGAGAAGTGACGAGGACGGGCGTGTTCAGCGGGAAATCCGCGTGGGCTGTGCCTGTGCCGACGAGGCCGATGACGCTGGACGAAACGGTTTTGATCGGGCGTGGCCCGCCTGTGATTTCTTGGACTTCTACGCCGTGAAGGAAATTTGACATGGTGATTTAGTAGGTTGCGGTTGCGGGTGAGAGTGTGCGGGGATCGTGTTGCGGTGTCTTCTGCGGGGACTTCCTTAGAATTTGATGCAGTAGAGCAGGGCGATGTTTTTTGGGCGGGTTTCGGTGCCGCCTTCCGCTCCAATCGTTACTGTGTGCGAGTGATTCCCTGCCGCTCCAATCGTTACTGTGTGTGAGTGATCTCCAGCAGCACTTGTATTTAGATTTGCATTGCTTGTTGCGCGCTTACCATGTGCTGGTGAATTAGTAGTATCTTGTTGGTAGCTGTTTGGCGCGCTGTATCCGTGGCTATGATTTCCGGCTGTGTTTGTGCTCGCTGTATGTGTGTGGTCTCCTCCCGCCCCAGTTGATCCTGTATGCGAATGGCTCTTAAAAGCATCCGCCTGCTTTTGTCCAAAAGTCCCCGACGCCATGCCGTCCGAATTTGTCCCACTGCCGCGCACGAAATATCCACGCAGATCGGGTAATGTCCCTGCCGCTCCATAGGTTGTTCCGACCACCGCAAAGAGCGCGGCAAAATTAGCGGTTACTCCTTGCACGGTGCCGATGCCGTTAGGAACGACATTTCCGTTTGCAGCCAGCCACCCGGATGGTGTGACTGCCGAGGCAAATGGCAGAACTGCCCCCGGAGGGACCAAAAGCGAGGCTGCGCTGGCGAGGCTTGCAGGGGTCACGGCGCGCGTTGCGTCTGTGCCTGTCTGCGTTTGAGCGTTTGTTGCAAGCGTGACTACGCCAGCGCGTGATGTTGTAGCCGTGCGGTCTAAAAGCCGCGCCACCGTTAGCGCCTTTGTTGCATCAGGCGCGAGTGCTTGCGCCTCCGTAGTATTTGCCAGCGCGATGACGCCTTTCCGAGTTTCCGTTGCGGTGACTTCCGCCAACCTTAAAGGCGTGATGATCTTTGTGTTGATTATTCCAGCCTGCGCTTCGGCGGTCGTTGCGATGCCCAGCACCCCCATGGCGGTTTCTGTTGCCTGTGAATAGGTGAAGCCGACATTCCCCACGGTGACCGTCCCTGCCGGGACATTGGTCATGACAAAATCCATTGCAAAAAGCGCAGCGGACCCGCTCGCTTTTGTCATGATGACGCCTGTCTGCGAATATACGGCGAAAAGGACATTGTTGTTCGTGTAGAGGCCGATTTCCTTGACCGAGTAGCTGTCTGCGGAGTTGTCCTGTGCGGTGATGCTGATCGTTCCCGGCACTGGCACGCTGCTCCCGGATGGATCGATGCGTTTGATCTCGGTTTGTAGGGCGGTTCGGTTCGCAAGTGGAGTGTAGCCTGCGCTCCCGATGGCAATTTTTGTGAGGGTGACCGGGCCGATGGCCCCGCCAACTTGCGCGATGGCCGCGCGTCCGGCGTCTGTTATGATGAATTGAAGAGGCATAAAATTAGTAGGTGGCTGCGCAGTCGAGGCGGTCGAATGTGGCAGTGCGGCAGATGCCGACTACGTTCACGCTCCCGACGAATGTTTCTATCGCGGCGATGACGAAAGAGGAGCGCACGGGCTTTATGGCAGTGATCGCTTTGGCAATCGAGTTTTGGACTGATTCGGGGGTTTGCAACCATCCGAGGCCGACCGTGAAAGTGTATGGCGTGCCTTTTGGCGTGGTCTGCCACCACTCGGTGAGCACAAGCGCAATGCCGAACGATTGGAGGAGAGATTTGATGGCGGCGACCGTTCCTTTTTTGCGGTGAATCTCTGCGCTGTTTTTTATGACGTTGCGCTTGGTTGCCGTCGTCCAGTTTGCATCCCATTCGTCGACCGATGCGGCCCACGCTAACCATGGCAGGAGGTTTTCTGGGCAGGTGTCGGGATTCCAGAGTGAACGAATGGGCGTTGAGACGGTGCCGAGGCGGGAGCTGGCGAGGGAGAGGGATCGCTCCGGGCTTGTAGCGTTGGGCGGCAGGAGGTCACGCAGGGTTATGTCCGCAGCGATTTCGTCCTCGTTGGCGGGGTCGCCATAAACGACATTTGTCCGGTTCGTCCACGCGACTTTGATGGCAACTTTAGTATCGAGCAGATCGCCTGCGGAGCTGTATTCCTGCCGGAGGATGTTCCACAGGAGGTCTGTGGTTTTCGCGGCGTTGGGCGCTTGGCCGTAATAAAAGAAATTCCCGTCTTGGTCTGACAGGTATTGGTAAATCGAGCGGCTCATTTTACTGGCTCAAGCCTCCGTATGTCAGATTGATTGCCGTGCAGAAAGGGGCTTGCGTGTGGTCGCAGACGATGTTTGCCGTCGGGGCAGCAAGGTTGACTTTTTGCACTCCGTCCACATGGAGAGCCGCGAAGATGGCGGAAAGGTTGATGTCGTTGCCAACTTTGTGGTTTTGCGTGGCGAACTCTTGGGCGCTGGCTTGGGCTTCGGCCATGACCACTGACGAGTCGGGGCCGGGGAAGGTGAAGATCGTCGCGGTGATCGTGTAGTTTTGGATCGATGCGCCTTGCACCGTGACGGCATCCGTGAGCGGGCGGACGGATTCGGCGTTGAGGGCTTGCGTGACATTGCTGATAACGGTTGCCGAGGGTGCGCCGTTGCCCGTGAGTCCGAGGACAGTGACGAGGACATTGCCGGGGGATACGGTTGGAGGGCCGACGATGGTCGCGTGTTTGACGCCAGCCACTTTGAGAGCGTGGTAAAGATAGCTTCCTTCCGGGCCTGCGGTGCTGAGTCCTTCCAGCGCGAGCGTGACCCGATAGCGAAAATCGGTGTCGGTCTCCATGACGGCCAAGCGCGGCGGGATTGCTGTTGGGGCTGCTGGCACGAGGACTTTGCGGGTTGTGCCGAAAATTGCGCCGAGTTGGTCAAGGTCGCTGCCCGTTGCATAGGCGAGCATGACACCACGGGCGGCATCGTTGACGCGCTGGCGGATGAGCATTTCGCGGTATGCGCAGACTTCCAGAATCTTGAAAGCCGGGTCGCTTTCCACGATGGCCGTGAACGCCGGATCGCGGGCTTTGAGGTCGTCCACCATCTCCTGCAAAATCGCGGCGTAGTCGAGACTCTCGACAATCGTCGGCGCGGGGAGGCTGCTGAGGTCGATGGGCGTGTAACTCATACGACCATGCCGTCCAGCGTGAGCGCGGTTCCTGTGGGTAAATAGACGCCTTCGAGGGCTATGGTGATCTTGCCGGGTTCGATGGCTTGCGCGATGACGCGGGTTATCTCAACGCGAGGCTCCCATTTGCGGATCGCCTCGATGGTGGCGACATAGATTTCGACGATTGTCCCGCGATTCATCGGGGCGTCCACGAGGTCAAAGAGGCGCGAGCCGTAGTCTCGGAGCATGACGCGAGAGCCGAGCGGGGTTGTTAAGATGTCCCGAATCGACTGCTTCAAATGGTCCAGCCCGGAAAGCGCCTTGCCGGTGTCGCTGCTCATGCCTCGCATGGGGCGAGATTTTATGGCTGCGCTTGGGGGTGTCTTCTGCGGGGACTTCCCGCAGAGAGGTCAGGAGGAGGTTATGGATTTGGGACGGCGGTGAGTGCTGGTCCTGACATGACGCCGCCGTGCGTGTGGGTGGAGAGCGTGATGCCGTTTGATTTCATCAGACCCGTCTGGTCGTAGTTTCCGGTTTGGGTGATGTTGCCGTTGATCGTGATGCCGCCGCTGGCGATTTCGAGGGTGGTTCCGCCGACTGTGATTTTGACGCTGCCGCTGGTGATCTCGACCTTTCCACTGCCGAGGCTGTGCGTGATCTTGCTGGCTGTGATCTCGCTTTTTGCATCGCTGCCGATTTGCGCGAGGATTTTTGAGGCGGTGATTTCGGTCTTTGCGTCCGATCCGACCTTGGCCGTGATTTTGGACGGCGTGATTTCGGTCTGTGCGTCGTCTCCGACTTTGACCGTTGCGGATCCTTCGGGGAGTTGCAGGAGGTGAGTGTGGTTTTCTCGGTCGTATTCGAGGATTGCGCCGTCTTTGTAGGTGGTGCGGCTGATCTCGGCTTTGTCAGCGTTGGCGGGGTAGTCGTTTTTATACACGCCTCCCGGCATGACGTAGCCCGCTGAGAGTTCGCCGCCGGGGGCCATGACGATGACTTGTTCTCCGACTTCTGGGGCGTGCCATGTGCGGTCTTCCCCGGCGCGGCTTGTGAGCCATGGAAGCCATGCGGAGGTGTTGTCTCCCATGGTGACACGGATGCGGGCTTTGGCGTAGTCCGCCTCTAAGACCGTGCCGGGTCGGATGGTGTTCGACAGACGGCGCTCAAGCTCTCCGAGGCGGGCGTTGCTCATGTGGCGAGGATGTCTTGAATCGGCACATAGTCCGGCTCGTGGGGGACTCCGATCTTGGGCGCCCATGAAGCGCGGATGTCTGTGGGCAGTGCTCCACCTTCTGGCCATGCGGTTTCACCGAGGAGGCAGGTGTGTTCCCATTCGACCCGCCAGACTTCGTATTCGGGATTCTCGGCGTCGAACTCTTGTGGGGTGGCGGCGATGAATCGGGCGGGCGTGACGGGCATTCCAAATCGTTGGCCTTGGAGGAAGGCGGCGAAGTTTGCCGACATGAGGCGGACGGCAAATTTGTTGCCTTGCTTGTAGGAGTAAATGAGCGAAGCGGAAAAGCGGATGTCCACCTGGAGTTGCTGAGTGCCGATGTCTGCGGTGGCGTTTGGCTCGATGGTGTCCAACTCGAAAGTGATGGCAGGGACTTCGATCTTGTCCATGTAACGCGAATAGGCGGCGATGGTTTTGACCGACGCGCCAAACTTGGCGTTGATCTTCTCGGCGATCTTCGTGTGGAGAACGGCGAGGTCTATTTGCTGAGTTGCCATTTTAGTTGGGATTCAAATTCGCGTTGGAGGCGTTCGCCGATTTCCTTTTCGAGACTTCCCATGGCGTCCATGCCGGGGTCGAGGATGGGGAAGGTTTGCTTTTCGATTGGCAGGCGCTTCGCAGTTTTGCGTTTGAACACATGGCCATTGAGTTTCTCGGAGATGAATGCGCCGGGGCGCTTGGCGGGGCCTGCTGTGACGCCGCTCTTGGTCTGGCGTGGCTTCATGGCTTTGAGCGGGATGTTGCGCAGTCCTGCCCACACGCGACCGAGGACGCCATCTTTGCCCATGACCTCCACACGCATGCGGCCTTTGATGACTTTGCCGGTTACTTTGGTCGCCTTGCTGATTCGGCGGGCTGCTTCGTTGCCTGCCCAGCGGGTGACGCGAGACACGGCGCTGCGCATGGCTGGCTCGATCTGTTTTTGCGTTGCCCCAAGGTCGCGCCCGATGCGGTCAAGGCCCTTGGCTTCTATGAAAATCATGTCACTCATGCGCGAGGGTGACGGTGGCGAGGCCGGTGCCGTCTGGCTGGATTTCCATTACCGTGTAATTTTTGCCTTCCACCTTGCAGGCGGTTTCGCGGGGGATGCTGGCAACATCCGACTCTTTGCACTGGAAGCGCGGCTGCGTGCTGTCGAGGACTACCTCACCCACGGCGCTGTCGAAAAAGGCGTTGTCAAAATAGCCGCGCACGATCCGGGTTCCGGTGGGCAGGGCAAACAGAATCTCGGTGTGATCGAGGCCGGAGAAAAAGACATCGAGGTTGCCGTAGGTCATCGTGCGGGGTGGATGCGGATGAAGTTTCGAGCGAGGGATTTTGGCCGGATTTTGCGCCAGACTCCATCGCCGTTCTCGCTGTCGCGTGTCCCAGAAAAGTTGGTGTTCCCTTCGACGGTGACGAGGTTCTTTCCATCGTCTTCAAGGACGATGCCGACATGCGAAAAATCAAAAGTTACGATGTCGCCCGGCTGGGCGGGGTCTTGGTCGGTGTAGATGCTGGTCGTGCGTGGTCTATCTTTTGCCCATTGGCGGAATCCATACGCCAGCGCGGTGCGGGGTTGCCATTGGGCGGGCGGGCGCGTGAGGCGTAGCCACTCAGGGACATCGTTTTCGATCAGCCACTGCTGCACGCAAAATGAAACGAAAGCGGCGCACCATGGCCACGGGCCGGGCGGTAAGTCAGTGGCGCGTTGGTAGTCGCGGATGCGCTGGCCGCGATTGTTGCCGCCCTCTTCGCGGATTCCGATCTCGGCTTGGGCGATGGCGAGGAGTCGGTGGATCATTTTAGTAGCGGGGCAGGATCATTTCTTCTCTTTGCGAAAGATGTTGATGGCTCCCACGAGGGCCATTGCGGCGGCGGCGATGGCGTTGGCTTTCTCTGGATCAACGGAGATACCCGCCGCTGCAATTACGAAAATTGCGCCCTTGTATGTGGACTGTTCTTGCAGCCGATTTAATATGTAATCGAGGATTTTCATTTGTCTTTGAGGCTTGGTATTTGCGGGTTGAACCAGTCCAGCGTGACTGGTGGGAAGTAACGGATGCCGACCTCCAGACGCCCGAGGCTTCCCATCTTGTCGCCGCTTGGCGGCAGCGGGACGCTTACGCAGGCGGGCAGGAGCAGGAGCGGCAGGATTGCCAGCATGCTTTTCATTTAGCTTTGAGGCTTTCTTCGATGCGCTTGGTGCGCTCGTCGATGCGGGCGAGGGTTTCGCTGCGCTCGCTGGCGAGGCGTTCGATGGCTTGGAGGCGGATGTCTTGGCGTTCGTTTTCATTTCGGACTTGGCGCATTTGTTCGGGCAGGACGATCCAGCCGTTGAGCGAAGAGAAGACCGTTGCCACGAGGGCCAGAGCGGCGATGGCTTCGGCGAGGTTCATCTTCACGGCGGGGCGTCCGTCCTTTTCGTCGAGGCTCATTTTTTCTTCTTAGGCTCGGCGGCTGTTTCGATGAATGGCTTGGCGAGGCCAAGGGCGATGAGTTCGCGGGCGAATGATGGCGAGACTTCGACATCACTGCCGACCGGGCAGGATTCGCCGGCAATCATCAGGCTTTGAAGGAGTGTGATTTTTTGAGGTTCCATGGCGTTGGGTCGTTAGCAAAAGCCTCCTCCGCGAATTGACACGGAGGAGGCGGTTGAGTTGTCAGCTATCGCTTAGGGCTTTTTGCCGTAAACGAAGGACTGGGCGCGGCGGACGGCGAAGTCCACATCCTGCATTGCGACGATGCGCAGACGGCCTTTGGTGCTGTTCGAGTATGGGTCGACCGTGATTTCGAGGCCGCCAAAAATCCCGATGAGGAAATCGGAGAAATTTGCGAAAAACACATCGCCAGAGGCAACTTGGTTTGTGATTTCCGTGCGGTAGCCGTTCATCGATCCACCTTCCCAGATTGTTCCGGCGCTTGTGTTGCCGGTTGGGAATTTGAGCGTGGTTTTAGCCATGCCGCGAGTCGATGGGTTGGCAACGAATGCCATGCTGTCCACATCGGCGTTTTGAGTGGCCACCATGGTTTCCATGTCAACCAGTTCAATGAATGTAGGCTGGACCGCTGCGAAGCTCTTGGAGAGCACACCTGCGGCGGACTTGATGCCGACTGGCTGATTTGTGAGGCCAGTTCCGTAGAAGGCTGCGGAGTCGATGGTGAGGGCGAGGGCTTGCGCAAGGTCATTGCGAAGCAGTGCCTCGATAGACAGCGATGATTGCTGGAGCATGCGGCGAGTGATTTCACCGTAGTTTGCAACCGTGCGAGGACGCAGCGTGACGAGGCCGAAATCGATGTCAGATTTTGGCGCGTCTTCATCTTCGCCGAGCCAGTAGCCGTTGCCGAAGGTTGTTTGCTTTGGGATGTCCACATTGCCGACGAGGCCAGCCAGCTCGGTGCCGAGGTTCATGATGGTCGCTTTGTTGCGGAGCACATCGATGAATGAGGAGGCGAGGAGGTTGGTCTGAACGGTGTTGCCGCCTGTGCCAGTGTAGCCAGCGCCGGATTTTGCTGACACGGTGTTCGTGCCTCGCTGTCCGAAGCCAGAGGTGAGGACATCCACGGGAATCATGGTGCCTTTGACGTTGCGGTGTGCGACTTTTCCGGCAGCGGTTTCGCAGGCTTCCAATTCAAATGCCGCGTCTTGACGGGCTTTTTTGTCGGTAGGCTCGGCGGCGAGTGCGCGGATGAGTTTCAAGAAAGAGAAGCTCCCTGCTTCGCGTTCGTTGAGGCCGATGGGGGCGACGCCTTCGCGGATCTGGGCGCTGCGCTTGTCTTTCTCGGCAAGTGCTGCGGCTTGGAAATCCACCAGGCTGCCACCGTCACGCACGATCTGTGCGGCGAGTGCTGGCATGCCGTATTTGTCGCCTGCTTCGAGGATCGAGCGAGTGCGGTCTTGCTCGCCTTTGATGGCGGCGTTGCGCTCGGCGATTACGTTGATCTCCGGTGCCGCCGGTGCGGGCGCTTGTGGCGCGGCTGTAGGTGTATCTTGCATATTGGATTGGGTGATTGTGCCGAGGCCGATTGGCTCTGGCGGGTTGTTAAGGCTGCGGCCCACTGCGCATGAGGGGTCCGCTGGGATTGTGACGAGGGAGATTTCATGGGGTTGCCACCGGGTCACGGTGTAGACATCCACGCCCTCGCGTTCTTCGGTCAATTTGACTTCACGAATTGCGTAGCCGACTGAGACTTTCGTGAGGATTCCGTCCTCAACATCTCGCCACGCTTCTTCGGCGCGTTCGGATTTGCCGAAGCGCACCTGCGCACGGCCCATCCCGTCTGCATCGATGCGGGCGGTCTCGACGACTCCGAGCACTTCGGATGCGTCATGGTTGAACAAAAGATTGGCGCGGTCGTTGAGCCGCGAGAGGTCGCAGGCATCCGCTGAGTGATCGAGGACTTCGATCATGCCCGGCCAACGCTCGATTTCCGCGTTGCTGGAAAATGCAAGCTCCACCGTGCGCGACTCGGCGCTGATCGTGCCGATCGTCATGACTCGGCGCATCGGCTGGTTGAAAAGTTCTTTCGCGGCGGGCTTCATGTGTGCGCGAATTTTGCCAGCGGGGGGCGGGCTGTCTTCTGCGGGGAGTTCCGAGGTGATTGACCACGGAGAACACAGAGGCCACGGAGTCACAAAAAAACCCGGCGTGGGTTTTGGCCCACGCCGGGATAACCTATGAACCAACTTACGAGAGTGCGGCGGCCAGTTGAGCGCCGGTGGTCGAGACCGTGCTTTGATTTTTTGCCCGTTCGCCGATGGAGCCGGTGATCGTCAGCTCGGTGGTCGGCTTAGACCAGACCTCGGCTGCGATCTGGCTTGGCGTCGGCACGGTGGGTGCGTTGGTGAGCGTTGTGGCCGTGTCAACCAGCCCGCCGGTGATGGTGCGGGTAGCAGCGCCCCACACGGCTGTGGCGATGTCGGCGGTGCTGGGCGTGACGGTCTGCGCGAATGTGCCTGTTAGCTCATTTGACGGGCCGTAGGCGATGCCGCTCTT